AGCTTGTACGTGGCTCCTAAGATGTGGAAGCGGTCATTGAAGCGCACGTTGCGTATGTCCGAGGGGGTGAGGTAGAGAGACGCTTCAAATACCCGCGCATCGCTCGAATAGATGTCCGCCAAATAGGGCTGCCAATATGTTCGATAGTATCCCCCGAGTCCGGGAGGGTTGCCCGCAATCAATGGATTGTCGGCGCTGAATGTTATGTCGGAGTTGTTCCAAAACAGGTGGCGCGAAGCGGCGTCCGATGGGCTGTCTTCATAGGGTGAACAGAATTGATATTGAGTCAATGACGAGCCCCCGATGTAAATGGTCGCCTGTGTGTTCTGTAGTCCGGTGGCGTGGAAGAGCTTTGGCGGTTGCGCCTTGGGTTTGACACCTACCCCGTCCTGCTCATAGGTGCGCGAAATCAGCACGTTGGGAAGCTCCGTGATGGGGTCGCCCTGCAAGGTGGGTACTGAGAAGACAAAGAACGGCGCGAAGATGGCCGTGTTCTTGAGCTCTCCCGTGGTGAACTCGTCGTCTATCTCTGTCGAATAAGTGCCATAGACGTGATTCAGGGTGGACGTCATATATGCGTTCCCTATGTCGCCGCTGTCTTTGTCACCAAACTCAATCCGCGCAGACTTCAGGGATGAGGTCGGGGAAAGGGTGCGCTCCTTGTCCAGGTCCAGCTTGTCGGTCCAGTAGGTATCTACCCCGTCCGCGATCCAATCCACATAGGGCTCGATAAATAGCTTCTTCGGGTCGTCAGAACTGGCCTCAATTATCAGATTAAAGCGTTGGGCCAAATCAGCGAAGAACTCCTTTTGCTTGATGCGTGGCATGGCTTGCGGCACGAGCACCTGACCACCGGGCGCAAACGTGCACATAAATTGTGTGTATGCAAATTCGTCGGCTTGAATGCCTGTCCCGGTTACGTCTATCGACGTTCCCGCTTGCAACTGATTCTCTGGAAAGTAGAACTCTACCTGCACCGCTTGCGCGGCGGCGCAAACTGCCGAGGCCGACCAGTTGACCGTTATATCGTCCTCATCGGTGGTGAGGGTGAGCGTTGTGCTTCCGATGCTGGTTGCCCCTCGTGAGATACGGGCGATGATATCGACGCTCTCCCCCGCTCCTGCATTGAGTAAACGAAAGCGAACCTTCGCCGCAAAGTGGTGCGTCCCAGATTGAGCGCATATGTACGCGTTGCTCCCCGTGTCGAAGTTATCGTCCGTATCAAAGCCCCCGTATAGGGTGGTGTTGTTTAGCGGGATTGTATTCCATTGGTCTTCGTCCGCGTTGGTGTAATCGTTCAAAGAGATCGAACACACCGCGCGGAATTGCCCGGCAGCGGTAGCCGCCACCCTTTCGGAGTGGTCGCCCAGCGTCATATAGATGGACTTGAAGTAATCCGAATCGAAGAACGCCGAGGTGTAGTTGAAGCCGTTTTGTTCAATGATTAACCGCACAACCTCAAACAGCCGAATGGACGGCTTGAGCATCTCGGCAAACAATCCCGTCTCCAGCGCGTTGGCATCAAGCAATCCATACCCCGCTTGACCCACAAGGGGCTGAGAGTCTGCCCGTAGGCCGTGATCCGCCAGCGGCACGATGACGGTCCCCGGCTCTATGGATGAAGAAACGCAGATGTTGTTGTCGAGGTCTTGCGAGGCGATGACCTTGGCGGACGTTTGGTTGTAGTTGTACCCTGTCGTGTATTGGCCGGGAGAGTTCTTGAACGCGTCACGTATCAGCTTGTTCCCCATCTCTGCAAAGAGGTCGGCTACATCGCCCAAGACGTTGACTTCATACACCTCAGCCATAAGCCTCACGGCTCGGAGTTGCATGGCCCCACGGATGACCTGGACGCCATCCTCAAAGAGTAGGACTTCAGTCTTTTGCGTAGGGTCGAAGTCCCCGTCGGAAAGGGTCACCTCGTAGAAGTGCGCAAAGAATTGGTTGTTGATATCCGTGAACGGGAGGCGAAAGGTCTGCGAGTACGGCGCATGGCGCTGCATCGTCTCCCCCGGTTTGGCCACGGCTAAATTGAGGGAGATAGACGGAGAGCCTTCGAGGTCGAGCGTGGCTTGCTCCTGCGTGTCTTGGCTGAGGGCTACGAGGCGGATCACTTCAGGCGGGGTCTGTTGCTTAGGCGCAAGGTGAACGAGTAGGAGATGAGCTGCTCATTGACTCCGGTCTTGAAGAGGTACTCCGAGCCGGTGACATGGACGGGAATAAGGTCGGTTCCTTCGATGGTAAACACAGCCCGCGATACAGCCACGTCCCGAAGGTGCTGGTTGTAGCCTTCATCCACGTAGTCGGTAGAGACTCGAACTTCTTTCTCTGCGCTGACGTTGGTGGTGGTCACGCCCCTCTCATATCCGGTGTAGTTCCAATCGGTGGAGCCGCTCACGCTGTCCCAGTTTCCGCGCGGTCGGTTGTATGTGCTCCGCTCGATGGAGGTCAAGCGCTCGGAGCTACGCTGATCGAAGTTGAAGCAATCCCACCCCCCGTGACGATTCAAGAAAAGCAACTGCTTGCGGGCGTACTTACTGCACCCCTCGTCGATGGTGAAGCGATGCACTACCGAGTCCTGAAAGGATTGGCTAACGCTGGCCGAAGCGGAGGCGTAAAGCTCATAGTAAGCCAGATTAGAGGAAGTGATGAGCGTGGTCAAGTTGGTATTTCCTGCGGCGCTTGCGTGCTCCTCTAAGTTGGCCGGACCACAGCCCAAGTATTGCACCGCTTGAGCGTCAGAGGCCGGAGCCAAGACGCCACCAACGGCGGCGATGTCGATGATGGCTGTGGCGATGGTGGTCCCGTCGGCTTGGTATCCTCGGACGATGAAGTGTGTGGCCGTCATGCCCTCAGCTCCGTAAGCCATTACGTACCCCTGCTCGGTTCCGATGCGGTGCTCTCGGACCTTGCCAAAGGTTGCACCGAATCCAGCGTCTACCCCAAGACTGGGCGCGGAGCTCATGAAGTTGTCTGTCGGGGCGTTCATTTGAAAGCGTCCATCCCCACGGGCGTATCCTTCGCCCTCATTGATGAACTCGTCCCGGAAGGCAAAGAATGTCGTGTCGTCTTCGTTGAGCGATTCTACGGGCGCACTGGTGGCTGTCGTGGCGTTCTCATGGCCAAGCTCTAAAGTGAACTCACGGGCGGGTTGTTGCTGGTAGCTTGTGCCGATGACGTCGGCAGGGTCGAAGCCGGTCCGGCCCAACGTGAGGACATTGGCAGCGGTGGAGTTGGAGTTGACCACGTTCGGCCCGATGTAGTCGTCGCAGATGCGCCCGATGTCAAAGACCGCCGAGAGGTTCGTGGAGCTCAGTGGGTGCGTCTTCAGTGTGGCCACGGTAGCCCCGCCCACCTTCACCACCAAGATGAAGCGATACTTGTAGTATGTCCCCGCTACGGTCTCCCTCACCTGGATGATGAGCGGATCGGCTGTCGATTGGTAGTCGGTAGCGTTGGGGATAAATTCAAACTGGGCCGCCATTGAGTAAGAGTTTTATTACGTTGCCTATATCGTCCGCCACGGCCTTCTCTAATTTCAGCCGGTATTTCTTAAGCGTCCGGTCGTAAGCGTTCGTGAAGAAATAGGAGGGCTTGATGCCGGTTTGATATATGGAGCGCGAGATGGCGAACACCATACCCTTACGAGAGGCGAAGCGACCCCCAGCCCCGCGTGGGGCGATGCCTTTCTTGACGACCCATTTATCGATAGCCGGACGCAACCCACCCGACGGACCCGATCCCGTCCCAAACTTAAACGGCGAGCGTGGGGCCTTGGCCGAGGATAGGGCGCCCCGTACTCCCTCGTCTACGAATCCGGCGTAGTCGGCCCCTGGAAAGCTGAAGCGTAGGTTTAGGCTCTTCTCGTTGCGGCTGACGCTCTGCTCGTATTTGATAGAGTTGTACAGGTTGCCGGTGACCACCTTGCCCCGTGCCTTGAGGCTGATTCGGGCGCGGCGTCGTACCTCCTTGCCCATCTTGCCCAGCTCCTTCATGGAGTTGGTCATGGGGACGCGTGTGCCGTCTATGGTTATGTGGGTCTTCATGCGAAGGCCGCCGCGCAAAGGTCGAGCTCGTTGGAGGTCACAAGCTGCACCGTGCCCACCCACCCCGTGAGGAGATTGTCGAAGCGAGCCGTGAAGGGTTCGCAGTCCACAGGTAGCGAAATGGTCACATCTCTATCCACGTCGCTCTGGGCGCTCAAGACCTGGGCGTACTGGCTGATGATATCGTTCAACGTGCGGAGCGTGTCCGAGTATTGCTCTTGGGCGTCTGTCTGTCCGGGCAAGATCATGTCCATGACAAGGATATCAAGCGAGTAGGTCATAGTCCCCCGCTCGATACTTGCGCCGCTGATGTCGGCGTAACAGATGGGGTACTTGTCGCCGGCCAGCTTCTGAATGTCTACCTCTGACATCTCTCCCTCCTTAAAGGAGCGGATGAAGCGGTGGGATAGAGCGACGCTTCCGAGCTCGTCAATGATTTGGTTAATGGTTCTCATAGGTTCATTTTTTGTTTTTCGAGGAGGGCGCGGTCTTGTTCATAGGCCAACCAAGCGAGGGCCGTTTCGAGGTGCGTCCTTTCAACCTGCGGTAGTTTAGTAATGTCCTCCCCTGCGAGATGGACAAACGTGGCGAACCATCCGTATTTCTCGGATAGCTTGGATCCTTCACCGCCTGTGAAAAGTTGTGCAAAGCGACCGCTAATGCGTTTCCGGTACGCAAAAAAAAAGCGGCCGCACCGAGTGCGTGGCCCATCTTCATCTCCTGGAAGTACTCCGAGCGGTCCTCGCCGTCGTAGTCTGCGATGCGGTAAAATTCACCATGCTCCTCTACGATGGGTCGGTACAGGATGCCCATGACCTGGGGCAGGTGTTTGTCGAGGGAGTCCGCGCACAACGTTTCGATGTCTGCGAATTCGGCCACCGTAATCCGTGAGAGGTTAGGGTGGAAGCCGTAGCGTTGATCCAGTTCAATGGTCCGTTCAAGTGGGTGGTCTTCGTCATACTTGTCGAGGATGCCCCCTATCACACCTCCGATGTGTTGGATGTCGGCTTGCTCCATGGCCATCACTTCCGCCCGCTCTAAGTGGCAGAGGATGCATATGGTCTGCACTACCTGCTCCAGCTCATTGGAGTCCGGGATGTCACGGACCTCCATGTATTGGGAGATAGTGATGTCGTAGAGCGTCTCCGGAATGCTGATGGTCTTCTTCACGTTATCAAATAGACGAAACTTCGGGACATAAAAAAAGGCCCCGAAGGGCCTGTCTGCGGGATTGGGTTTCCCTTACTGCTTGGCAGCTTGGGCGAGCTTGCCTTCCGCTGGCTTGAGAATCTCCCAAATCTTGCGGACCTCGCTGCGCTCCTTAAAGGTCGCCTCCAGCTCTTCGCAGTTGTTCAAGCGGAGAACGTTGCGGGCGAAGCTGATGAAGGCAGACTGCAACTCGGCTACGTCCACCATCAGACGTCCCATGACCTTGCGACGGTTGTCGCTGGTGTCGACCTTGTGAAGGTCCTCGTACATCATCCCGGCAACTGCACAACTGCGTGAAGCTTCGCGAAGACGTTGGCCCTCGGTGCTCATGTCACCTTCAAAGGTGAAGTGAAACACTTCGGTGGACAAAAGCTGCACCTTGCGTCCAGCGGTGATGCCCTTTTGGGCGGGAATAGAGAGGGCAGTTGCCATCGCTCTGGGTCGCTTAGGGTTTTGGGCTGGGTGGGTTAGGCTCCCGTCCCCGTCCTAAGACATAGCAAATATACAACTATCTTTTGCATATACAAGCGTAAACGCAAAAATAATTCGCTTTTACGCGAGGAAGTAGGAACCAGACCGGGAGGTGGTGAGCAAGTTCAAACACACGTACCGCACCGCGTCAATGCCGTGGTTGTCTTTGTCCACGGGTCTGTTGAGGTTGCGCCCGTTCTTGTCCTGCTCCCATCGGTACGCCCGGAGTTCTTTCTGTAGGTGTGTGCTCTCGGCGGTGACCAGGAGCTTGTGCCTTCTCATGATGTCGATACCCTGACGGATCGAGTCCGGTCCCTTCCGAGCGGGCTTGACATTGTGGCCCAACCTGTAGAGCTCCTCGATACTCTTGGGCTCGGCGGAGTCTGCGATGATGGTTTGACAATCCAGCTTGTCCAGCTCCTCCCCGATGTCCGGATTTGTGAGGCCGGTACTATACAGCCTCTCGTGAAGGATTAGCGTGTGTCCGTCTTGGTAGACGTCGATGACTGCGGTGGGGTCATTGGTAAATCCAAAGTCGAGGCCGGTCCCGATGCGCTTCCCGGATACCTCTCCCACCTCCCACGTAAATACGGCGGCCTGGTTCACTCCCCTCTCTCCGAGGCCGTAGATGCGCCAATAATTCGGGTCTGCATCCTTTAGGCGTTCTATCTCTTGGATGGTGGCCTTGTCCAAGTAGGGGTTGTCCTTGTATGTGGTGCGGAAGAAGCTGGCATCCGTGCGCGGGATGACGTCCTCGTATATCCAGTGATACTCGTCCGAGGGGTTGAAGTCGATGATGACCTTGTTCGTTGTCCGGAGTAGGAGTTGCCTCCAATCTTCCAAACTGAGCTCGTTGGCTTCGTTGATGAAGAGGATTTGCCTCTTGCGGCCCCTGACCTTTTGCGGCTGGTCTACGCTGATGAACTCCACGAGGTTACCAAAGAGCACGTAGTTCGCCTCTGACTTGTTGTGGAGGTCGGGGTTGTATGCGTCCTCCCTTTCGAGTATCTCGAAGAAGTCCCGCATGGCCGTAGCCCTCAGCGCGGGGAATGTCTTCCGGGCTATGGTGATGACGGCCCCGGCGTTCTCGTTCTTGTAGCAGAGCTCCACGATACTCTGCAGGATGGAGTACGTCTTCCCCGATCGCGTCCCGCCTTGGTGGATTTGTATCCGGGTGTCGCACCCTTTGACGTGGTAGTATGTGGCGGGCTGCTTCACAGGCTGTCCAGAAATGCGGTGTGACTCTC